TGCGGTCTGGCCGGTGTTTTCGCTTGGGCAGCAGTCTTCCACGCAAAGCTCCTAAAACATGGACCCAATAGCCAGCGTAGCCCAGGGGATGACCACTGCGGCTCTCGACAAGATCCTCAATCCGAAAGATCAAACGCTTGAAGACGGCCAACGTGACAACCGTCTGCGCGACGATCTTGCCGCTCGTGTTGCTGCTGCAGGGCTGCACCCCGACTCGGGTGGTGATGGTTCCGCCGGGGCAGCCGGTAAGGCTGGCTGAATCGGTCAAGGCTCACGTCTGGGCCAAGGATGCCAGCGGCAACATTGTCAGGAGTCGTAATCGCGTGACAATCCACGAGGGATGGTACGCACTACCCAAGGACTAAATCATGGCCCAGCAAATCATCAACATCGGCACCATCGCCAACGACAACACCGGGGACACGCTCCGGGGCGCCGGCCAGAAGATCAACGACAACTTCGACGAGATCTACGCCGCGCTCCCGCTGGTAGCCCCGTCGACCTGGGTGCCTACGCTGACCGACTCCGGCGGTGGCCGCACCTACAGCTACACGATCAACACCGCGCGGCACACCTCCATCGGCTTTGTCTCCACATTCACGGCCGACATCACCGTCAACTCGGTGACCGGATCTGCCACCGGAGACCTCCGCATCAGCCTGCCTGACCCTGTGTCCTACGATGCCGCGCTGGCTATCTGGCTGGACAACGCCACCGCCCAGGCCAAGACCGCGGTGATCGGCAAGGCTGTCGGAGGGACATCCTATGCCGCCCTGTACCACTACGAGACCGGCGACATCACCAGCATGGCCAGCCAGATTCAGGCTACCAGCCGTATCCTGATCTCCGGCACCTACTTCACCACCTGATGACCACCATCGGATCCAGTCTCCAGCAGGGCATGGCGGTGCTCCAGCAGATGCTGGGGGCGCCGATGTTCATCTGGCAGGGGACGTCGATCCGGTGCATCCCGGCAGCCGTCACCGACGCCAACAATCCGGTGGCTGGTGGATTCCAGGACAATGTGACTTCCCGGATCCTGGTCATGTTTTCTGACTGGAAGACTTGTGACAGCACATTGGTCACGATGGACTCGACGCTCTACACGCTCGACCAGGGAACCACGTTCTCCCGATTGCAACGTGAGGACACCGGATTCGTTCTCCTGGAGAACACCGACCGCATCGCCCTAACCTTGTGCAAGCCGCGGCCGGTGGTCGGTAGGACGCTGGTGTACCAAGGCCGGACCCTCCGGATCCTGTCCTGCCGGGTGGATGCCTCCGGCGCCTACTACAGCCTAGAACTAGGAGCCAAGACCCGGTGAGGCCTGTCGTCAACATGACGGTCGACTCCAGCAAGTTCGACGCTGCCATGAAGGCATACCTTCTGCAGACGAGCCGAGACCTTCACAAGGCGATCAACGCCCGGTTCTTTTTCCTGATGGTTCGGTTGTTCGTCCTGGTGCCGCCTAAGAGCCCGGGCCAGGAGCGCCGCCGGATTGCCGACTACCTAGGCAAGCCCCTCGGTGACGTGAACCGGAAGAGCAAGAAAACCGGAAAGCGCATCGGCAAGTCCCGACTGCTTCGCCGGGTGCACCTGATCGCCCAGGCGCGCGAGGCCAAGGCAGGCCGCCGCGGTCTCTACGGCGAGGAGATGAAGGCAGCAGCCTCGGCCCTGATGCGGAAAGCTATCGGCTCGGTGGGTTACCTGCGCTCCGGTGTGGTGAAGGTGATCCGGATTTACAATCGGGGCTTCACCCAGTTTCAAAGCCCGAAGTGGAAGCCACTGTCAAAGCCTGCAGGCTACAAGGCGCCCAAGAAGACAAACGCCGCTCTTGTGGCATTGGCTAATCAGTACGGCCTGCCCGAGGAAAACGTCGCCGTTCACAAGGGCACCAAGGCCCGAGGCATTCAAGCGGTCCCAGGATTCAACCCGACAGCCTCGGTGGTCATGACCGCTGGCGTGGCCGACAACCAATACAACCGGGTGGCAACGATCTACAACCAGGCCATGCAGAGGGCCATGGACGACGAGCTGGCCGAGCTGACCAACCACATGACCGAGGCCATGCTGCAAAACGGCAAGGTGCTGGAAGACAACGGAATCTCCATCAAATGAACGCCGCCGCACTCAGAGCTGAACTTGCAGTCGCTGACTACCTGGCAGCCGCCGACTGGTCAGCCTCCGGCGCCGGCACACCCACCTGCCTGACGTCCTACAGCCGCGGCCTGTACGACGACCCAGACGACCAGGACGTCATACCCAACTTCCCGCGCCTGGTGGTCTCGACCAACTCCGCGCGGCCCGTGCAACGGGTGGACCTGACGAATGAGGTCGAGGTTTCTGTCGAACTGCAACTATCGGCAGACGATACCGACGAGGCTGATGTGCTGACCACCGTCCAGGTGCTCGACAATCGGATCCTGCCGCTCTTTGACGACTCCGGTGCCTCCGCCCTTAATGCTCCATCAAACGACGCCAGCGGCCCGTTTACGGCGCAATTCGCAGCCCCTCTAGACTTTGGGGCGGCCTCAATCTCTAATCGGTCCAGGACGTTCACCAGGACCTTCACTCTTTACTGTTCGGCAACCCTCTAACCCAAACCACACATGGCTAATTCACAAGGCAGCAAATACATTTTCGGTTCACCGGCGACGATGGAACTTTACGACGCCGCAAACAACCTCGTCGTCACCGGGTACGTCTCGCCCGATATGGAGTCTTACGACATCACGCACGAGGCTGACACTGAGGAGGTCAGGAACTCAAACGGCGAGGTTGTCGGCCACATTGGCTACAACAACCGATTGACCCTGACCATCAACTTCATACCAGCCAACGCGACCAGCGTGGCCAACGCCCGGCTTTCGGCCGCATTGCCGGACGTGAACGGTACCTGCATCATCACTGGCGCCCCGGTGATTGAGGTGGGAAGCTATGTGGACGCTCTGAACGCTCCTGGAACTCCTGGTGCTGGTCCTGGCGGTCGATGGATCTACGCCGGCGGTGGTTCCATCAAGACCACGGCCACCGGCAAGGCCACCGGCACGATTACTCTTAAGCGCTACGCCGCCATGGGTGTGACCATTACCGGCGCTGCCACCGCCCTGTGAGCCAACTGGCTGACATCCTGAACGCCACGTCGAGCCCATGTCCTGTGGTCATGGGGCTCCGGCTTTTACCGTATTCGGTGGGGCATTCAATAGTGCTTCACCGCATCGGATCACCCATGGCTATCGGCGGCCCTATCAGCCACGCTGATCTCATGGCCGCGGTGCTCATCTGTTCCCAGCCCATCCGGGAGTCGATGAAGACGCTTCAATCGCCTTTCCGGAACCTGGCTTTGAAGCTGTGGACATGGAAGGTGAAGAACCTGTCGTTCGAGGCCGAGCTGGATAAATGGAACGAATGGATGTCCGGCCAGTCGACAGCTCCGGAAATCCTGATGAAGCAGGGCAGTTCCAGGCAGCTCTCGATGCCGTGGCCAGAGCGTATGCTGGCCTGCTGCCTGGAGATCGGGCTACAGGAGGACACCGTGCTGGCCATGCCTATCGGGGACGCCGAGCGCCTTGTCCTGGCGCGAGCTGAAAGCCATGGCGACATCGAGCTGTGGAGCCCGAAGGATGAAGCCTTGTGGCGCTGGGTGAAGCAGCAGGAAGCTAAGAAAAACTGACACCATGGCCATCTTCTCACTGATCGCAAAACTCGGTCTCGACGGCACCAACTTCGAGTCAGGACTGAAGAAGTCCCAGTCGATGGCCAAGGGCGTCGGCAGAGAGGTCACAGGCACTCTTGCTGCCATGTTTGCGGTCGACAAGATAGCCCAGTTCGGCCTGTCGATTGTCGATGCCGCTGGACAGATTGCAGACCTTTCAGCACGCCTCGGCGTGTCAGCCGAGTTCCTGCAGGAAATGCAGTTCGCTGCAAAGTTAAGCGGCGCCAGCATTGAGGACGTGGCCGGAGCTGTTGAAAAGCTGTCCATTGCTAGGATGAAGGCCTTGAGCGGTGACAAACGGTCTGTTGAATTGTTGCAACAGATGGGCTTTTCAATTCAACAGGTAAAAGAGGCTGGCGGTGGCGAAGGGCTTTTCATGGAAATTGGAAAGCTGTTTGAATCTGGAATTGATCCACAAAAGCTGGTTGGACCATTCAAGGAGCTGGCAGGAAAAGGCGCTGGCGCATTAATCCCAGCCATGGTCAGTGGCTTGACCGATGCAGCGCAACAGGCCCGAGACCTTGGCATTGTGATTGACACCGATGTGGTCGACGCGCTCGACGACGTTGCCGACAGAATAGACACGCTGAAATCCGTCTTCATGTCGTTCGGGGCTTCTGTAATCGCCTACGTTGTGAAGCCGTTCATGAAATACCTGGAGGCTACTGTTGCCGGTATTCACGGCTTTTTCATGGCCACAAACACCCCTGAAGGCGGCAGGGACATGAAGAGCGAGGAGTTAATGAATCACATGGGGAGACAGTTTACCCAGTCATTCATCTCTTCACTTGAGGAACAGGACGCAGCTATCGTGAAGAGGCGTGAAGACAGGGCCAAACGGCTGTCCATGAAGGGCAAAGCTGAAGAAAGCACCTCATCGCTTTCAGAAAAAGGCCTCATGATTCAACCCACTGACGCATTGGCTCGAACTGGTGGGTTCACTTCGTTTCAATCGAATTTGGACAAATACTTCGGAAACGTGAAGAGTCAGGCGCAGGACATCCGGGACATCTCCAAGAACACCAAGAAGACGGCCGATGCCGTTTCCGAATAACATGGCAACGATCCATCAAGCTCCAGAGCTGGCAAACTTTCCCGGATACATCGAGGTCAGCCGACGATTTGATCAAACCGGATCCGGCACTGGCCCGGTGTGGACCATTGAGTACCGCGGCACCAAGGATGCCATTCGAACCGCCACATTCGGCTGGTCGAGCATCGGCGCCAAATACAGCACCATTGAGGAAGGCCCTTACGCCTCGGCCACCGTCATCTTCTCAGGCCCAACAGCCGACCCAGGTGACCCGATAGATGCCGCAACCGTACCGGTGGCTGGCCAGGAGACCCCGGAGATCCGATACGAGTTCCGGACTGATTATGTCGACGTTTCTGTGTTCGCTCTGCCTGCCGTTGTGGCCGAAGCCGAGAAGACTGGAAACCCGGCAGGCTACAAGCTGGCCATCGAGGACGCTGTAAAGGCCGGCGTTTATCTGACCAGCATCAGGGAAAACGGCGAGTTCATCACCTATTGGGACGACAAACCGGTGGCTAAACGAATCTGGGAAAAGCTCACCCGCGGCGAAGATTCCTTCCCGGTGGGGCGTGTGAGCCTAAGCCGGGTGGCCATGTTCTCGGGCAGCCTAGGGCTTCCCCAGGTGCCTCAGAGCATCCCGCCGGTTTACACGCCAGCCAGCTTCATTGTTGCCTGGAACCTTCCTTTTTCGGTCTACTCGATGCTGCCTTCCGTTCCTATTGATCCAAGGACCGGAAAGCCTGCAGCTCCCGCCGGCACGGTATGGGGCTGGAAGCAGACCAACTATTCGTCGAGCCTGATCGTCAAGACCAACATGGTTGAGCAGAACATCTCGTGGACGTTCGCCCCATACGACACCGACATTTACCCGATCATCTAACAACAACCCCAAACACCCCCACAATCTATGGCAGACGAAATCCAAATGACGGCCCGGCTGTACGCAGCCAAAGGCGGCGCCTACCTTCCCAGCGTCACCTACACCAAGAGCGTGACCATGTCCGGCACCGACATGGGCAGCCAAACCCAGATCATCGGCACGACCGTCGAGGCCTTGGATGTGCCCGTCGATGTCACAGCCCCCTACAAGCTCCTGGTGAGCAACCTAGACTCCACCAACTTCGTCGACCTCGGCTTTGTCAGCGGCACCTACACCATGCGAATCCCGGCCGGTGAGACCATGCTGATCCCTTACGTTGCATCGGGCCAAACGCTCTACTTCCGAGCCGATACCGCAGCGGTAACCGTGCAGGCCACCTTCTGCGAAATCTAACGAACCACCCGCCATGGCAAACGAAGTTCAAATGTCGGCTAGGCTGTTCGCCGCCAAGGGCGGGGCCACCATCGACGGTACAACCTACACGGTGACGGCCAACATGACCGGCACCGATATGGGCCAGCAGACGCAGGACATTTCAACGTCTGCGGAATCACTTGATCTTACGGCTGATCTAAATGCGCCTTACCGTGTTTTGATT